CCGATCTGTGTCCATGGCGATCGATGTTTACTCTGGACGATACCCCCCCCGGGGTTGGCTGGCCTCAAAGCCCTACAAATCCTGATGCTTGATCGCCTTCATGCACCTCATGCTTCAGGGCCTGCTCATCAGGCTTACCGGTGGCAACTTCACGTGCAGACTTACCTGCGTGACATTCAGTGCAGAGCGTCCACAGGTTGCGCTCCGAGTTATCGCCTCCGAACTGAAGCGCGATACGGTGGTCGAGTTCACTGTCAGTCAAATCAACAACCCGATTACACATACAGCAGCGACCACTGTCACGCGCATAGATACGGCGCTTCAAACTCACCCTTGCACTACCACTTATGCGGCGCTGCTCACCGTATATCGGCTTGATGCGTCGCGTATCAATGGCTTTCAGGCGTGGCTTTAACGTTGATAGCTTAGACATGTAACCTCCACGCCCGGCGGCGTTCTGTACGTGGCGCTGAGTCAGGGTGACGCTCAACCGGTTCGCCGTCAGCATGGTCCACCAGCGAGTAACATGGATAGATCACTGAGCCACCCCATGCATCACCCACAGCGTAATCGGCGGGCTTGCTATTATCCCAACGGGATAGCACGCGATGCACATGCTCAGGCGGGACGCTATAGCAAACGCCATGAATGAGTCTCGACAGCGTGATGTAATCAGCGCGTGTCTTATCAGCCACGATTAGCCGCTCAGCAATCTGCATTTGATACTGTGGAGGCCGCCCGGTACCGAGATAAAAGCTCAGCATGTCGTCAGGGAAGCGCGCCAGCCAGTCAGTTACATTATCGGTGAAGCCCTGCACAGGAAGCGCGTCGTCTTCCAGTACCACTACCCGGCAAGGTTGCTCGGCAGCCCATTCGATAGCGCGCCGATGATTCCAGTTAGCACCGTGGTTATCGTCATCAATAAGCAGATGAGCATCCAGCAGCGCGGTAAGTCGTTGCGCATGACCTATGCGAGAGTGATGTCCAACCACAACAAACTTAATATCTGTCAGCATCATTATGGGTAAACACCTTATTACGGGCTCGTCGTGCAACCTCAGCGGCTTCATGCTTACAGTCAAAGTAACCAAGGTGATGATGGGTACCATGCTCTTTATAGTGAGCACACCATTTCTTCATATCCCGATTCCAAGTAACGCCACGAAATCCTGACGCAGAGGAGTGACGATGCCTGTTTTCAGCGTTTTGTTTTGGTGTTGCTATTCGAAGATGTTTTGGGTTGACGCAAAGAGTGTTATGGCAGGTATGGTCAATCAAATATCCGTCTGGGATAGGTCCGTTGCAAAGTTCCCATGAAGCTCTGTGTGCAAGAATCATCTTTCCAGGCCCGCCAGCAGTAACTCCAGCTTTCAAATGCCCGTAAAATAAATACTTCCCACCGCCTATAGGACTCTTTCTCTTAGCCGCATTCCAGATCCAGCATTCATCTGGAGAAGCAACAACGACCTTTTCCCAGAATCTTTCACTGAAAGTTCTGGTCTTTTTCATATAAGCCTATTTGTGTTTAAACCAGGCGCATTCTTTGCCAATACCATCAGTCTTAAATACTGTGTGGATGCGCGGGCCGGTGACAATACGGTCGCCAAACGATTTAGCAACAATGCCAAAAGCGATCATATCCCCCACCGCAGCGCCAGCCTGTTCTTTCTTCCAGAAACGATAACTCTCGATCCGGTAGTAAAGACGGATGATGCCGTGAGCGAACGCCATCACATCAGCGCGGGTGCCACCCAGCAGGCCAGCGTTAAGCATCACATCGCCGCGGTGCGCTTCAATGAATTCCTGATAGATGCGCTCAGGATGATTCTGTTTCGCCCAGGAGTCGGCGTAGGTCTTCGGTTCAGAACCGACATACACCTTCCCGGGATCCATTTCTTCCCACGGCGCGCGAAGCATTTCAACATCGGTACCATCAGTACACCAGACGAACCGGTATTCAGGGTGATCGCGCAGGTGCTGCCAGATATGCAGCCAGCGCCGGAAGTAGACATTCATCTTCACGTCAGGTACGAGATACAGCTCAACATCTGCCGGGGCCGTCAGTAATTCATCCACCAGCGCAATACGTCCACAATTCCGAAGCGAGGCCGCCCACTTGGTCAGCATGTCAGGTGAGGCCGTCATTTTCGTGCCGCGCTGAGGGTCAGGCTGGCTGGTAAGTAACGTAGTGATAACCACGTCGCGCTGAGATCGATATTCGGCATAGCCTGTATACCCTGAATCCCGGCGCTGCCCATAAATTACAGCGTTCTTCTTATCTAACGCTTCACGTTCAGGCCTCGGTATGCTGCGAGCGCCTTCTTCATACTCATCCATTGAGTGAATCAGCTTTTCAGAGCCAACCACATCAGCAAACGCCCAAGACGTTAAGCCAGCGTTATAAATCCGGAGCGCCAAATCAGGATGCTCATACATGCCCCGGCCATACACCGGATCGAACCCGCCAACCTTCTCTATAGCGCTGTGGTGGTAATACAACATCACGCCACGCTGCCCTGTGTAAGCAATATGCTTATCGTCCCGGTACAGAACGGTCATATCGTTAATCTTTCGCGGACCAGCCAGATCGAGAAACTGATAAGCCAGGTGCGGCTCTGGTGATTGGATATACGGAAGATGCCAGTTATCGGCGATCGGCCAGGCATCATCATCCCACAGAAAAAGATGCTCGCACCCGGCATCCATCAGTGCTGACAGGCTGGCGTTCTTCGAAGCAACAATGCCGAGTGATGTTTCATGGCGAAGCAGCTGCACGCCGTGGGGAACTACCGCCGCAGGTTTTGAACCATCATCGACAACCACCACCAGCGCGCCGGCGGGAAGATGCTTCATGTGCTGTTCGAGTGCTCGTTTTAATACGTCTGCGCGCTGATGTGTCGAAATGGCAATGCCAATCCGGGATGAAACGACGCTGGCGGGAGCATATGGGACACCATCAATAGTGACCTGCATAAAACCTCCCGTCAGAATCCGCACTTATTAAAAGATGAAGGTTTGCCACTTATGAGTTTGTTTCCGTCTTCCTTAACGGCACCGATAACCACTCTTGGATTTCCTTTTTTATCGGCAATAACGATTGCGTCACTGCGAAGGAAGGTTCTCAGGCCTGCTTTCGATTTGCTGCCTAATTGCATATGGATTTTCCTTTTAGACGTGAGCCTGTCGCACGGCAAAGCCGCCGAAAGTTAACGGTTTGCCCAGGCTCACAGCTGAAAGACTTTCTTCGATGTGCGCGTGCGATGCGCATTAAAAAGCCCCGCTATTGCGAGGCTCAATGTATATTTTTTTGTGGGCTAGCAGTCGGCATCTGGACGGGCCACGGCACGACATGCGGCCATGCACGCGCGCTTCATGTCGAATTCAGCCTGTCTTATCCACTCCTGGGCTTCCCAACTATCGACTCCCGGAGGGATGTCGCCAATTTGTTCGCGAAGCAATTTGATGAACTGACGGCTGATGTCCTTGAACTGGTTCATCTTGCCGATTTCACCGTAGGATAGTTCGCGATAGCCCTTTACGGTACTGCCGTCCTGCGGTTTTGCTTCGCTCATATTTTTTTCTCAGTTGGTTTCTGGCAGTTCGCCTGCCACGCTTTGTTATGCGCCAGGATGTCTTTCTTCGTTTGGTGGTCCAGCACATCCCAGTCGTGATCCGTTCCGTAGATGGGTTTAACCCAGTCGCAAGCCGTGTCCACTACCTCAACCTTTACGGGTCCAGTTGTCCCGCAGCTCGCGATCAACATCGTCGCCAGACATATGGTTAACAGTTTGCTGTACATTGCTGGCCTCTTTCGTTGTTTCTACCCGGCGTTCTGCTGCTGCGACCGTGGCCGCTGCGTTATCTTCGGTGCGCTGCTGGTCGGCTTTCGCTTCCGCTTTGCTGGTGCCGCGTGAATGACCAAGGCCAAATGCGGCGGCGATAGCAGCAAATACAGCGACAACGAGTCCGGTGATCATCTCAAGCGTCATATAACCACCCGCTCCTTTACCCAGCCATAAACAAACGCCTCGTTCGCGCTTCGCTGTTCTGCCAGTTCGAGATAACGCTGGCCCTGGCTGCAATTCAGAGCCCTGAGCATAACCAGCTCGCCCTCTTTTCCTCGCCGGGAGAGATAGCTTTTTAACGCGCTGATAGTGCGAGGACCGATAAAACCATCTGCAATCAGATCGGGATAGAGCGTGCCCTGAATGTTGAATACGTTCAGCCAACGCTGAAACCATTTGGTCTGCACCGATGGGCCCATGTTTACGCCTGTGTCGCAGAGTTCGGCAGCGATGGCTGGTGATACCTCAGAAACAAGGTCGAAGCGTGGCCCTGTCCAGTAGTCAGCCGTCAGGATATCCAGCGCCTGCTGGCGGGTCAGGTTTCGCATACCCCCGGTGAATCCGTGGGCGCGAGCTACCGCTTGTGTGATCCCCCAGTTAGTTGGACCGCCCTTGTCGTCAGGGTGATTAACGTAGCCGCCCTCTTTACCGAGGATGGCATTAAAAATTTCGTCTTTGGTCATGTGAATGCCTCAGGACGTCAATGATGCGTGCTACGTTTCCACGAGCCCAGAGAACGGCGGCGCATATCAGGACGTTCACCAGCACCACGAACCAGTGTGATTCATGGTACAGGCCGAACAGGTAACGGAAAGGAACGCTGGCATATACCAGCACCGTGAAATAAGCCATCAGCGATATCAGAGGGCGATGTCTCGCCCCGCCGCGCTGGTAGAACATCAGAGCAATTACGATTACCCCACAGATAAGGGCATTCACAATCGCACTCGGATCACTTGTTACCATTGCTGGCCCCTCCTCCACGTAAACGCGAGAGAATTCCAAACAGGCTACCTAAATCCTGACTGTTGACGAACGTCAGCAACTTAATAGCAATAGCGGCTACGATTACCGCGCCCAGCGCATCAAGTGGCCTGTCGCTATACCCCGTCCATTTGGAGAAGTAAGAGCCAAGCAGTGGAGCGCCAATAACGCCGAAGATGAATGAGGTGATGAAGTAGCCCACCAGCTTGAGGCGGCTGATATTAACAGCCGTAGCGACGTAGAACACCGCACCAGCGAATGCGCCAAACACCACACCGTAATCTATGCCAGTTGCCAGGCCAAACATGCTGGCCCCCATCAGACCACCAGCCGCTACCGTAGTGCCAGAAACAGGATCGGACATTGAGCCCCCTCTTATTGCCGTGAGTCCTCTCAGAATGAGGGGAAACAAAAAAGGCCGCCATTTGGCAGCCCTTAGAAACAACAAAACCCCGCCGTAGCGAGGTTTTTTTATATTTTCTTTCTAACCGTGGACATACAAAGCCCATCGTTAGTGTCAAATTACATCAAAAACGGCAACATTGCAACCATCGTGACGTTAAATTACGCGATATCCGTCAAATTATCGTTTCTTGTTACTTTTTTCATCTGGGTGTTTGAATAGCTCTCTTCCTGAAAGCAGCGAGAAACAAGCATTTCGTAGAATGGCTTCCAGCTATAGCGCCAGGTGCGATCAGGAAGGCTTGGCAGTTCAGAGAATATTCCCCGGTAAGCAACAGATGATTTTGGTCTGCTGTAACCTCGTCCTTCGCAGCGCTTGCATTCCTTATAAACAGGTACGCCTTGCAGCTCAGTTGCTTTACGGTCCAGTGTCTTTCCTGTTCCTCCGCACTGGCAGCGCTTACTTATTTTCCCGGTACCGTTGCATTTTACGCAGAGTGTTTGCTCTACGTTCTTCACCTCCCGCTTCTTTTCGAAAGATGATGGCGACTGTCCGAGGTCTTTTGCCCACTGTGGAATTCTCATTGTGTAATGGCTTTTGGTGACGGTACCGACTTTTTCAATGAGACCTTTACCGTTGCATTTTGGGCAATCGGACAAATCAGCGGCAGAAGATGCATAGTCGTTATAGGCGAACTTGGCCATTATGAGCATACAGAGGGGGAATTTCTTTCCGGCGAGGCGGCGTACTGCAAAAGGCGCGGATTGCTTGGCATATTCAGCAAGCCAGTTTATTGATGCTTCTCTGTCCTGCTTGCTGACTCCGGCCTTACCAAGATACATAGCAAGGCCAATTCCTGCGTCGGCCTGAGTCATACCCAGCGCAGCCATAACATCAGTAACCGTCAGTTGTTCGCTGGCAGTAGCGCGAACACTATCGGAAATATGCATTCCTTTTGGGGCAAAGAATTTAACAACGTTATCGAGGTCCATGAGCGTCTCCACTTACGCCAGTACGCCGATTTCCAGCGCACGATCTAAAAACCGAAACAACAGCACCAACTGGTCGCCGTGCTTCGCTTCAAATGCCACAGGATCAGCGTGCAACTCATCGTGATGCGCTCTGCACAGCGGTATCACAAACAGGTCATGCGCTTTGGTACCCATTCCACCCTGCCCGTGGCCAATCAGGTGGTGGGGGTCGTCTGCCGGGTTATTGCAGCAACTGCACTGCTGCGACTTCACCCAGCGGGTGTACTTGTCGTTCTCCCAGCGACGGCGCTTTGGCCTCAGCATGAAAGATTCCGGTGATTCAGGATCTACCTTCACCGAGACTATCTTCTTAACTTTCTCCTGGAGTATTTCAGTTGCCGGTAATGACGGAACAATATCGCATTCCCGCATCACTGAGGTGTGCGATTCAGGCTTAATCCGGAGCGCCTGGTTAGCAACTGATTCAGGAATCAGGTCAGCCAGATCGTTACGTACCATCCACCAGCAAAACTCCGGCAGCGTCAGGGTGTGGTCAGCGCTGAAACCCAGCATGATATTCACCCTTTCGAGCAGCCATTTTACCAGGTTCTGCATGGCAATTCCTGCCAGTCTTTCTGTAGTTTGTTCACGCAGTTGGTTATCGCATCCCCAGCACAGGCGAATGCTGCCGGGGGCGTGGCGTAGAAGTGTAAAGTCCTTTGAGTGCCATTCGTTGTGCGGCCACTGACATTCGAATTTACGTTCCAGCCAGGCATCAAGGCCACTCAGTCCACCAGCACGCTGAATAACTCTCTCATTCAGGAAAAGCTCCTGCACACTGACATCATCTGTCAGTGGCTGGTGCGCTTCAGGAATCAGTCCAGATGGCAGGTGCTTGATTGCTTCGGAAGGCGTTTCAATCACCACCCGGCCACGACGAAACAGCCACAACAATTCGTTACCAGGACGAAACAGCACCACCCCGGACAATGGCGCGACTTCAGGTGTCAATATGGCTCTCACGCAATTTGCCCCTTAGAAATATGTTCAGCCCACAAGCCGCCAATCCAGCGCACGCCCTTTGCAGTAAAGCGGGACTGATTGAATGCGTAGTTAGTCTGGTTGGTGGTCCCTGTCTTAACTTCGAAGCGCCCTGCTTCGATGTGCTTGCTCTTTGGTGTAAGAACACGGTTTAACCGGTACATGATGCCGTTCTCAATGAGGAACATCGCGAACTCTGGTTCTTTGGCGTTAAGGAGCTTGGCAACCTGCCGGAACGTCATTGAGCCAGTGGCTTTGACATAACGATCAACAAATTCAGCCTTAGGCGCTGCTATGGCCAGTTCTTCACTCAGGCGTTGCTTCTGTTCGGCAAGGTCGGCAGCGAGGCGAAGTGCTTCAGGTAGTGTTTGCGGTACCACCATCCCGGCCCCGCTCTCCAGTTCCTGCCAGCGGTCAACCAGACGGGCGGTAAACTCCGGGCACAGCTGCGCAACGATCACATAGCTGTCTCGCTTGTTAACTTCGTAGTAGTGGTAAACCTGCTGGTTCTGAGGGTGGGTGTACTGCAATGCAGCATACCCCCCAATTACGCCAGAATTCATGAGGCGCTCGATGGTTACACAGACGTTGCTGTGGCGCGAGTCAACCAGCTTTGCAATCTCACGGCTGGACATCGTTATTTGCTGCCCCATCGCTGCGGCGTGGTGAGTCGGACACATTACGGTGATATTCATCTGATTCATGCTTTTCTCCACTTATCAGGCGGCTGCACCCGCCAGAGGTTCATGTTTCTTGATCGATATCTCTACTCGTCCACCGGGTACTTTCGGGCCCCACTCCACCAGCATTCTCTGCACCTGGCTGTCATCCTCCCAGATGCCAGCGTGAGTAAGCGCGTCAAACAGAGCCTTGTTGTAGTTGTCGATGTCGCGGCGCCGTTCGTCAGGTGGATACAACATAATCTCGACGGCAGCCGGTGCTGTTGAAGGTTTTGGAAGGAAGCGAAGCTGTTCGACGATAGCCACACAGGCAGCACTTTGATATGCCCTGCCTTTGGCGCTGATAAGATGGCGGCCTTTTAACGGCCCCTTATTCGGGGCTCGCCAGTAAGTGTTTACGCTCGGCGGGAATGGGAGCACCAGTTTCATAAAGTCACTCCCTGTTTTTTCAGCCATTCCACCGCGTTATCTCTGGCCATGTCTCCACCGGATAATAGGCCTTTAATGATCGCTACCGGATCAGCATCCAATTCTGTTTTGACGACGGTAATGCCCCTGGCAGCGCCAGGAGCAATGGAGAGGTAACCCTTTTTCTTAAGTGCCTTCACGTGCTCAGCAGCAGCGTTCGGTGATGCACAGCCGATTAACCCGGCAAGCTCCAGCAGGGTTGGAGGAAATCCCGTTCTGTCCTTATAAAGCACTATGGCATCAAGAACCTCACTCTGACGCGGCGTTAATTCGCTCATGACTCGACTCCATAACGCCCGTTCAGGCGCCCAATTACGCTGTTGAACATCACCAGGCTGACGCCCATCGGTTTAACCTTCTCGTGGTACTCCTTCAGGATCGGAGGTACAACGACGTTCCAGCTTGGCTTCGGCTTTTTCTTCAGGGCTTTCTTAATGGCATCGGAGCATTGACGAGCAACGTCACGAACCGCGTTCTCCTGCTCGGTTGATAGCTTAGTCATGCTGCATTCTCCCGGTTATTTGTCACCGGAAAAGCAACGCCAGGAATCAACTCAACTGCAGCGGACTCAGTCTGATTACCCCAGTGGTCCCAGCCTGGCGCACCGCAACGGCTGAACAGTTCGATTCGCGGTACGTCACCGTAAAGCTTCTCCAGGCGGAAACGGGCCTCTGCTGGTTTCTGGCTGTGATCCCCGAGTGGGCTGTAGATTACCTGCTTGATGCTGGCGCACTGGCGTTCAAGTCCATTCCCCCTGGTGGCGATCAGCATGTCTTCAGTATTGGCTCGGGTGTAGTTACCGCCGTTCATTCGAGTCTGCGCGTTCAGCAGGCCGAGAAAGTCGTAAAAGTCCTCAACTCCACCAGCCTGAAGCGCTTTGTTGATGTGCTGCTCTGCCAGCGGGTTGAACTTCACCCAGGTAAAGCCCTTCATCGTGCGGACCTTAAAACCCCATGCTTCAGCCAGTTCAATCGCTTCGCGGGTATGCGTGCCGGTGAACCACATAGCCAGAACTGCATCATCTGCAGCCAGGTCCCAAACAGGCAGACGCTTCATGTCGATAAGCTTCATTGTGCCGTAGTGGTTTGTGGCTGCACCGTTGCTGACGGTGTTCCCGTATTCCCAGGCTGGGTCTGCATAAATCAGAGAGTATTTCATCAGATATTCCTCCCCTGACCTGCCAGACACCATGCGTCAGTAGGCGTTTTGACTTTCGGTACCATGCTCAGGCAGCGCTGGCGCTCAATCAGGATCTTCATTCGCTGCTCTTCGTCTTTTGAGCGGTTGAATGCTTCCATCAGAACCGTAGCCGCACGCTGGAAGAGCCCCTTCTCAAACAGGCCTTGAGCTTTTTCCATCATCGCGTTTACTGCCGGGTTCGGTGCGGCTTCCTGTTCTGATGCAGATGGTGCGTCAGCTCGGTTAATTTTCAGTGCAGAACGCCCTTCACTCACATCCCCACCCGGCGCTTTAGCAAAATACTGGTAGCACTTGCCGTTGTGCTGGCGGGTAGCGCGATTCAGTTTGACCAGGTGACATACCCCGCGCTGAACAGCATGAACGTCGTACTGACGCATTGATGCCGCAATCTCTTTGTTCGTTAAGCCAGGGTTAGCGGCGATGAAAATCTGAATGTCTTTCAAGAGGCTCATGAGCTAGCTCCTCTGAATCCTGCCGGGACTTTGCTGTAGTCAGTGTTCTGGAAACTGGAGCGGAATACCCCATCCTCTCGGGCCCACTCTCCGTTTACGCGAGGAGGTCGCCCAGCTTTGGCCCAACTGTTCGCTGACTTCAGGTAGCCAGGGAACTTGGACGGCTGGAAAAGCGTCTGTGGTCGAAGGTAGGCCGCCATCGTCAGGTCTTCGCTCCACTTGGCGTTGCAGTAGTCCACCACCAGCGATAACTCTTCAACGGTGTAACCTTCCCCGATTCGGGCACGAATGTTTTGCAGGGAGGTTGTTGAAACCTGATAACGCGAACTGGTCACCTGGTTCAGATGGGTTAAAACCTGTTTAGCCTGATCGGTGATCAACACATCAACGTCTGGTTGCGGCGCAACCGGACAAATAGGTTTATTAGTCTGCTTGTTTAACTCTGTATTAAAGTCTGTATAGAGATAGGATTCCGTACTTTCGCGGCTCCCAAGATTCCTGTTATTCGCGGATTGAGAAACGCAGCTTCGCGGTTTTGATTCCGCATCTTCACGTTTTCCATTCCGTACTTTTGCGGAATCGTTATTTTCTGGAAAGATTAATGAGATTAGAGCATCGCCGTCGATGCGATAATGCTTGGTTGGTGTGCCATTGACCTTTCGAGAACACGTCTCGATCACGCCAGGCAGATACTTGTTTACCAACTTTTTAACCAGCCGCTCTGTCTGGTCTTCAGTTAATTCGCCCGCCTCAGCTCCAAGCTCCTTGTGAGTTTTATAGAACCAGCCGTCTTCTCCCCCAAAAGCTGACCAGAAAACGAGGTTGTTAAGAACTGCTGCCAGCGCATGAGCCTGCTGGTCTTCTTTAAAGAACAGCAGGTACGGCCTGGGAAGAACAATGACGTTCTTCTGGCCTGACATTGACTGGACGATGTCAAAGATTCTGCTCATGGTCGTCCTTTAACTCTGTAAATTTACGCTGGAATTGTTCAAGAGGGTTGAAGCACTCATGATCGTACCCTTCGCGGAGGTATATAACGCGTCGGGTCTCGGGCTCCCACCTGATGACGCGCACCGGGACGCCATAGTGATCTCTGAAACGCCGGTTAAGTTCTCGCATAGCGCTCTCCCCTTCCGACGCCAGACACCCACAATCGCCATTGCCCTACTGTGGTTACATGGAACCCAGCGGCCTGATACCATCCGCTCATACCGAAACGACGAGGTTCCAACAACGGGAATACCACGGAGTTGCGGGAGACGGTTGTTTACCGTTACACTGTTCATGCGTTAGTTTCTCCACTGATACGACACGCCAAGGGGCCGGGAGCTGCACACTCGCGGGCCTCACCCATTTCTGGAAGGCAATAAACAAGGGAAATAAGGTTCAGGAACGTCATGAGAGTGACCCTGAACTGATATGCGATATCGTTAAGACTTTGCCACTCGCTCCGGTCAACTACACCATCTTCAATGTAATGACGGTAAGCATTGACCAGCTCACCAAGCCTCCCCACCAGCTCGGCCAGCTTCAGGCCAATCTCTTCGTTTTCATCATCAGGCACGGCGCCGGGAACGTGAATTCCGTTATCAGTTTCACGAGAGTACGCGTCAGCGATGTAACTTACGCCAGCAGCTCTCTGAAGCACCATTGCCCAGCCCATTGGAAAGATCTGGTCGCCACCAGCACGAAGGCGGTTAAAGAGTGAATTCTGGGTTTCGTCCAGAATCTCCGCCGCTTCAGCGTATCCGCCTGGCAAAGCGGCAATCGTCTTCCTGATTGCGCTCACCAGCCAGGCGGGCTGCTTCTCAACTTTCCATTCAGGTTCTTTACCCACGGTTAACCCCTTATCTCTGTGGTTATTTCTGATCGCTTGGCGATGTATTCTTGCCATAACGTTCTGGGTTGAATTCCAGTTCACCAGCAGTTCGATACGCAGCTTCAGCAGCTCGTCCTTTTGGGATTAAGCGTCCTGGGCGGTTACGCCACTGGTAAACGGCCTCACTAGTGATGCCAAAAAATTCGGCAACTTTTTCAGTGCTGCCGAAATGTTGTTCAATCTCGTCGGTTGTCATGAAGCCTCCTTAGCTAAGTTTGATTAGATATTAATAACCAATCTAACTTTGGTCAATAAAAACTAAGATTGCTTAGTCTTTTTTAAATTTGGTGCTTTCATGGAAACGGTTGGCCAGCGCATTAAAGCCCTACGTAGGGTTACAAGAACCTCTCAAAAAGAACTGGGTAAATTCTGCGGTGTTAGTGACGTAGCGGTCGGTTATTGGGAAAAGGATGTGAATATCCCAAACGGTGAATCGCTGGTTAAGCTGGCGAAATTTTTCAATACATCAATAGATTACATTCTTTACGGCACCGAATTTGAAGGTGCCCTCATAACTAAAATGCGGCGTGTGCCAGTGATTTCTTGGGTTCAGGCTGGGCAGTTTACGGAATGTAAAACTGCTGATTTGTTCAGCGATGTCGATAAATGGGTTGAGACATCACTTCGCATTGGAGATAGCTCGTTCGCTTTAGAGGTCAAAGGGGATTCAATGACCAATCCAAATGGCCTCCCAACAATACCTGAAGGGGCTACCGTTATTGTTGATCCAGATGTCGAACCCCTTCATGGGAAGATTGTTGTTGCGCGTATTGATGGCACTAACGAAGCAACTGTTAAAAAACTTGTCATTGATGGCCCACAAAAATTTTTAGTCCCACTAAATCCTCGCTACCCCAACATACCGATCAACGGTAACTGCCTTATTATTGGCGTTGTCAAAGGCGTTCAGTACGAAATCTAAGTTCCCTAACTTCTCAAAACACTAAACTAAGAAAAGTTTGGTGTTTACCCTTGACCTAAAAACTAAGTTAAGTTAGATTTTATTCATCAGCAGCGAACATTGTGGGTAGCCAGTATGAGCACTAGCGCAAACAGAAAGACGATTAAGTTGCCAGCCGGCGAGACCTTTGCGCCTATTAGCAATAAGTGTAAGAGCTGTGACTATGTCAAATTGACGCTGCATGTAGATTGCAGCGCCTTGAAAGCTCAAACGCAGGTTGTTGAGGCGGTCAGCAAGCGTTACTTGCCATTAATCGAAAAGGTTCATGGTGAGATTGTCGAAGTAATCATTGGCAAGCTGATCATCGAACTGAGAGCTATCGTCTTCAGTTACAACGTGACCACAATTTCCACAGACAGCTCCCGCAAAACTGTCAGAGCCTTCAGGTATCGCGGTGCTATCGAAGAGTTCGCCACTGCATTCTGGGCAAGAGAACTTAACTTCGTCCATTTGTAATATCCCTCTTGGTTGTGTGAGAACTCCAAGAATACCACCGAGCCTGATGTGGTGAAAAGACAGGCAACGTTTTCATTGCTGTGTGTAGTCTTGGCGGTCGGCAGTTGTGAATGTCCTTAATGTCGACCGCCCCTTTTCACAACTGAAAGCGCGTTCAGCCGGTTCCTTGAGAGGCCTCAGTCGTTAAATCTACCTCAGGAGAACGCGCTCCCAATTGTGGAGAAGCTAACTGGCGGTGGCAGCCGCCCGTTTCACTAAGTGCCCTTGTTGGGTGCTTACTAAAACGAAACCCCTTTATGTTTTGTCGCTATCAGGCGAGGGATTCGTGCAACCAAAAATCAGCGCTGTGCAGAGCGCTTATAACACGGAGAAACTAACCATGACGAACACACAGAACGTCACCGAGTTACAACCACGCATGACCAGAGAGCAGCTTATTGACGCAGCTCGCAAGGCCGCCCCTCTCCTTCCTGCCGCTTATGGTTGGATGGTTAACGAACTGGCTAACCGTCTTGACTATACCAGCGTCGCGCTGTGTGAAGCGATGACGCAGCGGAAGGAACTGGCTGAGCAGAACGCTAAGCTACGTGAGGATGTCACCAGCTGGGCCAAAGAGTGCGACCGCATAGAAGAGCGCCACACCAAAACGCCTACCAACATGCACCTGCTGGAAGCTCAGCGAGAACTCCGTGAGCTGCCTCGTGTCGTCATTTTGCTGAATAACGAGGTTGTTCTCTAATGGCTAACTCATTCAAGCAAATGACCAAGGCCGGTGTAATTAAGCGCACCGATACCGGGATGTTTATCGCCCTTTCCGATATCCATGTTCGTGAAGGTTTCAACAAGCGTGAAGACGATGAACGCACCCGCCAGGCTGATGATGACCTGTTCAACTATCTGATGAACGGCGGATCAGTTCCACCACTGGAAGTTATCGCCCGTGATGAAGGTGGAGTGTGGGTTGTAGAAGGTCACCGCCGCCGTCGCTGCTATGCGCGCTGTGCTGAAGCTGGCAAGCCAGTTGACCGTATCCACATCATGCCGTTCAACGGTAGCGATGTTCAGCGTCTGGCGCGCATCATGACCAGTAACAACCAGCTTCCGCTGTCCGATATGGAACAGGCTGCAGTAATCCAGGAGCTTCACAACGCCTTCAATCAGACCACCAGCGAGATCGCAAAACTGGTCAATAAGTCTGTACCTACTGTCGAAAAGCTCCTGCTACTTAGCACAGCTAACCACGACGTTCAGAAAGAAGTTAAATCTGGGTCCGTGTCAGTAGATGTGGCCGTTGAACGCGTAAAAGAGTTCGGTGAAAAGGCAGGTGAGGTTCTTCAGAAGGACAAAGCTTCTGCTGCTGCCAGAGGTAAGAAGAAAGTCACCCGCAGCGTTATAGCGCCAGAAATTAGCGTTAAGAAAGCGCGGCGCCTTGTAGAGCTGATCAGCCTGGCAGGTATAAGCGACACAGGTGTTATCTCTCTCGAAGGATTGGCCCATGCAGAAGCATCGCAAATTATAGATGAGCACAAAGCCATAGCCGCCCAGCTTCGCAAAGGAGTGCAGTCATGAGCGCAATTCAGGTAGTGAAATCATTTCTCAGAATTGGAGTTGCTAATAACTTCCCGGCTGTAATTAGAATGCACGAGAAAAAGCAAAGCCTCTTCGACATGATTGTTTTCCCATATGTTGACCTTTCCGATCCCTTGCAGGCGACGCTCTTCATGAAGGCAGCAAAGGAAATGCGCGAACGGATGACGGGCCATTACTCGCGCGTTGATATCTGTTCTGTTAACGAAATTATTCAGTTGACTGGGATGACCCTGTGGGGAAGAGCCGCAGATGCACATGAGTGGCTGAATAAACTCCACTGCGTGGCATTCAAAGATATGCATCTGGAAATAGCGATGCAGGTACCACACCGCATAAATATGGTTTTTGCCAATGGCGAATACCAATACCCTTGGGAGGCCGCCCAATGAGCAACATCGACAAAACAATGACAAACCGTGAACTAGTGGATGCCGCTATTGAACTGGCCGGAGAGTTCTATGCAATGCAGGGCTATTCGCATCGTCCAGGCTTCAAATACTGGCAATCTCCGCACCCGCATGAGCGTCTGTGCTTTGAAATGGCTTGTGTAGCATTCGAAACTATTCGCGGCTCAGATGTAATGGACGCCGTATCTGAGCTGGAGGATGAGGAATGAGCGACATCGACAAACAGGCGCTGCGTGAGCGCTACTCTGAGAAGCTCACGCCGAAGTGCCATATCTGCGGGTCTGTCATGACAATCCAGCGTGCCGGTGCTGGAAGTGTCGTATACGGATGCACTGGCCGCATCGGCAAGGATGGCGAAGGATACAAGTTTGCTGAGGGTCGAGACTTCGCAGACGACCATTATGCTCGTTCTCGTGTGACAGTCCCCGATGAAGGTGATCCTGATGTACTGGCGCTGCTGGATGAGCTGGAAGCCAAAGACAAGCAGATCGACGATCTGGAAGCAACAGCGGCACACTCCAATGCTGGCTGGAAGGAGGCGCATGAACAGGAAGCCCGCGCCGAGGCCGCAGAGAAGCGGATTGCTGAGCTGGAGGCGCGGGAGGTGAAATTGCCTGAGTTGAAAATGCTCAGTGATTATCTTGCGGAAGTAACCATGCACGAGCGCGAAGATATTCTGGTTGGCGTGCGTTTAGAATTTTTCAGGGCGCTTAAAGAAGCAGGCGTGAAGGTATCCGCCGCAGCCGGTAAAGGAGAGGCATCATGAAACCAGCTAACCTGGCACCAGTATACTGCGCTCTATACCCAGCGCTGGCAGAGATAGCCCGTAAGCACGGTTACGCGATGGCAATCCACGGGACGATGGCGCGTGACTTTGATCTGATTTGCATCCCCTGGGTAGAGAATCCATCAAAACCAGAGGAAGTCGTTTCAGAAATCACCGCGACGTATGCAACTACCGATATCACCAACCCTGGCTACAAACATCATGGCCGCCTTGCTTACTCAGTGTGCTTTGGATTTGGTGAGTTCTTCGCTGACCTGTCATTCATGCCTGCCGAATCAGCTTTCAATGACGGTGTAACTGCTGCCGCGAACTGGGTGGATAAACAGCGAGAGTCTTACGACAGCGAGCATGGGCGCACTGATAACGACACGGGAACGTTTGAGTTTGGTAATGATGCTCAGCGGGACTACTCAGAAGCGTTATTAGATATTGCAGAAGGTATCAGAAATTCTGTGAGGACTAACCCATGAGCACTATTACCAAAGAACGCGCACAAGAAATTTTCCTCGGCAACGGCCCTGAGCCAACCGCATCAGAAGAACGTGAGCTGGCGCGTATCGCGCTGGCATCGCTCGAAGCAGGAGGCAAGTTAAGTAACTTCGTCGCGTCTCAGGAATCTCTGGGAGGAGATTTTGAGAAGGTGCTAGCTGAGAATATCGAAGAGCTTTACGTACCAGGCAACTCTGTCCAGCCAGCGCCGGTATCTGTGACTGAGTACCCTGACGTCCTGCCATGTCCGGTGATGCTGGAGCCTGGGTTGCGCTTTGGAAAAGGCGTGCCTACCAGAACAATGCTTGGAGCATTACAGCGTCGCGCAGAGTATTACGCAGAACTTGAGGCTATGACACCAGAACAGCGTGCGGAGCATGATGCAGGCATGAAGGAGTTCGCCGCCATGCTTCAGGGTGCCGAAAACGCCGGGTCGCCCACCACCATGAAGACCGCACCAGCTCTGGATTCTTCGCCAAAAATTGCCGAGTCGACCAGCGGCAACTCTCCGGTGATTCCAGATGGGTGGGTGATGGTGCCGGTTGAGTTGACCGGGGCAATGACCAACGCAATGACAGATGCGATCCTTGATGACCTGCATAACGTCGATGTATGGCGCAGTGTACTCGCAGCAGCACCGCAGCAGGAGGTGAAGCCGTGACCTTCAACCGCTACGTAATCACCGTGGTGCTGCCGAACCTGATTTTCTGCAAATTAGTAGGTAAGCCCGCCATGTCGATAGAGCGTGTCGCTCGCAAGGTCCGCCTGGCGTGTGGTCGGCGCATGGAGCGAGTTATGATGAATGCGCCGCCAAAGGGGGTGAAGTGATGGCTAACCTGCAGCTGGCTGTTAACGGTGAATACTTCGACCAGATGAAGTCTGGTGAGAAAACAGAAGAGTATCGCCTGGTAAATCCGTACTGGTGCCGCAGGCTATCTCATGGTCATAACCAGCTATTACCTCGACGCTTTGATCGCCTGATTATCACCCGCGGCTATCCGAAGCGCGACGACGCGAGCAAGCGCATCGACATTCCGTATGAAGGTTACGAAGTAAAGGTGATAACACATCCGCACTTCGGGCCCGACCCGGTCAAGGTCTTCGCGATTAAGGTTAATATCGATGCCTAACCCATTCGACGCAGTAATGTTCGTGCTGCTGGTCATCGGCGCACTTCAGGGTATGGGGTGGCTGCCATGGTGAGCAAACTCAAACAGCGGCGCGTGCCCCGCCTTAAAGCGGATTTGGCCTGGTGGCGCGAGGAGGCAGAGGATTGCCGCTCCCGCCTGCTGGAACTGGCCGGAGAAATCGACAGGCTCAAAAAACTGGTTATTCGCGTGCCGATGCCGGTTCTCATGCCAAAGGAGATGGTCCACCAGCTCTATTACACCGAAACAAAAAGATGTCGTACCTGCAATGATGGGCTCCGAGGTGGTTGCTCATCTTGCATTTTCTATAAGAGATAGCCGGGTGCAGCCGGTTAAGTGGAGATCAACGTATGGGGCAGTTAGTAACACTTCATGAGTGGGCGTCGGGTCCTAATGGGTTCAAATATCCATTAAGCAACTCAGCATTGAACAAAATAGCAAAGACCAAGCAAACTTTCCCGCCAGCTTTAAAGCAAGGTCGGCGCTGGGTTATAGATGAGGACGCTCGTTTTATTGGCATGGTAAGCAATGTTGATATTTCATCATCATTATCAGACAAGGCTCGCCAGTTAGTGGAGAAAGCAATAAATGGCAGCTCGCCCCAGAAAGCATAACGTTAAAATACCTAACCTGTATTGCAAGTTGGATAAACGTACATCAAAAATCTACTGGCAATATCGTCACCCTGTAACTGGAACATTTGTTGGTTTTGGAACAGATGAAGAGGCAGCGAAAGCTGCTGCTACGGAGTTGAATCGGATAACATCTGAGCAGGAAACACGTCAATCCTTCGCTCTTATCGATATGGCTATTAAGAAGAAAGATAAGAAAGAGAAAGGAATTCGAGTCGCGGACTGGATAAAAAGGTACGTAGATATTCAGATGGAAAGGATGCGTGACGGAGAAATAAAAAAACCGACCGTAAAATCTAGGAGGTTATGTGCTCAAGTTCTGGCTGACAGAGCTCCTAACGTTCGTCTAAAAGATGTTGACACGAAGTTAATCGCAAAAATTATTGATGAATATAAGTCTGAAGGTAAACATCGAATGGGCCAGCTGATTAGGAGCGTGCTTAACGACGTATTTAAGGAGGCACAGCATGCTGGTGAAGTTGAACCCGGCTACAATCCTGCTTTAGCAGTTAAAAATCCGATAGCAAAGGTCAAACGAAGCAGGCTCAGTATCGAACAATGGAAGCTAATCTATGAAAGCGCAGGAACATTGCCCCCATGTGCTCAGAATTCCATGCTTTTGGCTTTGGTGACTGGTCAACGTATTGGAGACATAGTAGCGATGAAGTTTAGTGATATATGGGATAACCATCTTCATATAACCCAGAGTAAAACAGGAATGAAGTTAGCTATTCCTTTAAATTTACGGTGTGATGCTATTGGCGTGACGCTTTCAGAAGTAATCAGCAAGTGTCGAGACAGAGTTGTGAGCCCGTATCTGATACACCACGTGAAACATCATGCTTACGGTAAAGCTGGTTCTCACGTTCCTGAAAAAACAATATCTAAATATTTCAAAGAAGCGAGAGATAAAGCAAATATTGACTGGCCAAAGGATTGTATTGCCCTGCCCCCATTTCATGAGCAGCGTTCGCTTTCATCTAGAACCTATAAAGCACAGGGTATTGATGTCAAAACTTTGCTTGGGCATAAAACTGAAGCGATGAGCACAATGTATGGAGATGATCGTGGTCTGGAATGGAACAAACTTGTGATTTAGCAAGATAGATAACTTTCAGAAAGTGCCAAATGATAAGCTGGCGTTATATGAGTTTTGGGGATTTGTTTTGGGGATGATTTGGGGAAGAAAAAATAACCATATAAAACAATAAAATAAAAATCATCGAATTGTTCCACAAGCAAAGCACAACAACCTCAAATTAACCCTTGTTAATCAGCCAGTTAACTTTGTTTCGCTGGCTGATTAACTATAGTTTTCACGTTTAAAATTCTTCATAATTTTCATTGCCTTAGTTTTTATTTTGGGGAAGGCAGTTTAGTGGTTATCCGGTTATATGGTGGGTAACTTGTCTTCCCCAATAATGTTAAGGGTGTGAGTCAGTACGCCATATACAGTTACATCATCCAGCGCGTCGCCTTCTATCGCTTCGCCATCTTCAGTTATCAATGCCGCCCCGTATAGCTTTGCAAACTCGTTCCTGTTATCCATTCTTACCAGTAGCGTATCTCCCTGCTCTGGCCTCATGGCAACGTTAATGACAGCCCAACCGCATGACGTTTCTATTACCCTGCAGTTTCCATCAATTCCGCATAACAGATCGATGGTTAACCGTTGTTCCTGGTAATCCATTGCTGGTGAAGGAAAGCCCATCAGAATACCCTCCCCATATTACGCAAGATCCAGTAACGGTTATTACTGCCATCCGTCGTCTTATCAGCAAAATCAGGCTGGTATCTCTCAATCCATGCGTTAGCGTCTGCCTGGCTGAAATGCCAGTTCTTCTCGCGCAAATTATTGATGAATTTGTTTGTTTTTAGGCAAAGGTAGCCCTTTGGATTCTGTTCTATAGAGGCTAAAAAAGCTGCGTGAATATCATATTGGCGAGGCATAGCAGCACCCTCACTTGATTATTGACTGTATGGATATACAGTAGTATTTTTGTTTCACCAGATCAAGTCAGCAAGGATGGAGAGTGATGTTCGTTGAGTTGGTTTATGACAAGCGAAATGTAGAGGGGCTCGAAGGGGCCAGAGAGATCATGCTGGCCGAGCTGACGAAGCGGGTGCACCAGATTTTCCCTGATGCTGAAGTGAAGGTGAAGCCGATGCAGGCAAACGGCTTGAATAGTGATGCCAGCAAAAGTGATCGGGAAAAACTGAACCGCATGCTGGAGGAAATGTTTGAAGACTCCGATATGTGGTTGGTTTCTGAGTTCCCGACCGTTCGCCAGATTGGATTTTGAATTCAACTCGTATCATCTTCCCTGATTGTGCTCGACCATGAGCACTGAGAAACCAGCCACCGCCCATTCTTGCATACAATGGGTGGCGGCATTCAATTTCATGCAGGTATTTCAGGCCAGTTAATGTCCGGCGCTTTCGATATATCAACACGCATCAGCAGTACCCTATATTTTTTCCATTTTGACAGCCCGTCGATCTCTTCCTGAGTAGCCATTGCTACATCAACCGCATCCTGTCTCCATGCAATTTCTGAATCAGCAGCTGCGCGAAGAGCTGATTTCTTCTGTTCTGCTATAGCTACAATTTCATCATGAGATGGAGAAGGCGCGTCTATCCAAACTGGCAATCCTGCTTCTGAGCCTCTGATCTTTCCAACAGGCGGAAGATTGAGTGCATATTTGGAAAATACTTCCTCGTCTACTAATGCCCCATCTTCCGGCCATGTTCCAGCAATAACATAGTCATCCTTCATATCAACTGGATAAAAAGCATTATTCTTAGCGCTAAATATATAATTCATATCAGTTTCCCCATGCAAGCCATGAAACCAGTGTTGTTACACGGGAACCAAGTCCTCCCGTACTTCCTATATTCCATGCCGAAATCGCAAATGTATTTCCTGTAAGAGGTGCACAAGTTATAGACGCCTGCTGGTCCTGTGCGACAGCAATTATGTTGTAATTGGCGTTTGGGAATGGCACGTTCAGTGTGCCCGTTAACGTGTTACTGGCGCTTGTTTGAAGCCTTCCCATTTGAATTATATCCCCACCTGGTAGCCTTCGGAATGAGGCGCCCCCTCCCCCCGGAGCAAGAGCGAAGCTATTCATATCAGGAATCTGGTTTGCGCCCGTTCCAATGTTTGCAGTAGCTGCTGTACCCAACCCAAGAGCATCACGGCCGCCAGATTGCGTCCCTGCACCAAGCCCACCAAGGCTTAAAGGAAGAAATCCATCTATCCAGCCAAGGTTTTTCAAAGCTTCAGAGATACTAACCAGATCTTTGAGATTCTGATTTTTATCAAGTTTGCCTGATAAATTTGAAGTGATTCCTTTCCATGCAGGCCCGGTAAAAGTAGAGCCATCAGGCAGGCTCACTGTAATATCTCCTGTAGCACTGAATAGTAATTGCCAGTTCTGTTTGTCGTAATTCAGTCCACGTAGTGCTTCAGCACTTTGCGCCACCAGCGCACCAGTTACCATGTTCAGCGCAACGCGGGGAACAGCTGACCAGGCCGCCCCGGCTTGAGTAGGTCCAGTAAAGTTGCTGACCAGCGTAAGTTGCGCATTACTCTCTACCGATTTTACGGGCAATGTATACGACACGCCGCCCACAGTGGAGACAATAAAGTCACCTGCGGCGAGTTCGGTTGCGAATGAGGTTCCGGAACCGCCAACAATAGCGGACCCGTTTGTCAGGGTGATAGTTCCTGCAGACATATGCGCTCCTTTCGGGCAATAAAAACCCCGCCGGAGCGAGGTTTATTCAAAAATGTTTGAGTTAATGGCAGGTGGTACTACTGAACGTGTTTGCGCTGACCCATGACCAGTTAAATGGGTAACCGGCGCGGTACTGGGTCTGGTTACTTTGCTTGCGCACTCCGTAAATCTGGACGATGTTTTCCTGTCCGCCGATCAGGGCCGTTCCGGTACATATGGGTTGCTGCTTCTGAAGAACGCCAGCGCAACCGGAGAGCAATACAGCCACCGCCAGGCAAAGAATCATGTTTTTCATCGTGGTTATATCCCAGGGTATTAACGAAGATAAACAATAACAAGATGAATCAAAGGGATATAATTGATTCTGTAGATCAATTTCATAAGATTGATCGCTGAAAACGATCAATCGTAGTTGGCGCAGTTGATGGCCATAATCACGTTTCTCAGATTTGAATACGCGACGTTCTGAAGGTTTCCGCCGGGCGTTGTTTGTGGTCTTGCGAATATTCGCGTATTGCCTCCCTCAAGTTTTGCCATGCTCTTGTAAATCGCCGAGTAGGGCTGCGGCTGGCCGCCGGCCGATATCACTCCAGTAATTAGACCCAGCATGGCAGGCATACAGGCCCATTTCCCCGCAAGCGTGGTATTGATGTTATAACCTGAACTTGCATCTACTCCGGCAGTACCGAGGGTTACCACATCACTGAGTGTGCGCGTTTCGTTTGTCAAAATAAGCGTCCCTGACGCATCCCAGACGGCCAGCCCGTAGTCTGGCTTTGTCTGTGGGAAAATAGAGAAAAAATAAACGTACGCTGTGCCGGTTGCATTTGGTCTGAGGAAATCAATAGTGATGGTGTTCCCGCTTATCGTCTGGGTGATTTCCACCTCAACCGTGCAATGAACAAAGGCGACAACGGGCTGACCTGAGGGAAATGTGTGCGTCACTTTGGTATTGAAACCCGATGTCCCCTGTAGCTCTGCTGTCTTCCGTGCCTGCAACGAAATAGGCGAACTGTTAGCGGTGACCCATACTTCTCCGGCCGTCGTCGTCAGTAAAACGCCATACTGCGCCATTTATGCCCTCTCTATCTGGAAAATGAGATACGCCGCGGCCGCAGGCTCAGTCCCTGCAGAGTAGTCGGTATCGCCTACTGCCGATACCGTTGCGGTCCCACCTGAAATAGTGATCTTCCTCCGGCTCGTTCCCCACTGATCGCCGTTCATGATCTGAAAATAAGTAAGCTTACACCCCGGTGGAAGCACTACGGAGTAAGAGCCTGTTTTTTCATTCTGGGCCAACTGTAGGTAGCCGCTTACACTGACAGGCTTAATTCCATAGTTGTTCACCCTGCCTGAGGCGTCCCAGGTTTCAACACCGTACTGAGCCATCGCTGTTCATCCTAAAAAAGGGGCCCACCTGAGGCCCAATGTTTACCATGTTCCCGTGATTCTCCCGATCTGCACCCTCAACACATTGTTGGCGTCACGCACGCTGATTGTCTGGTTTGTCTGTTTCATGGCTCCCTCTCCAGCTGTCGAACCGTAGTTCTCAAATGTTCCTGATTTATCCAGCCTCCATCCGACAGCCCCAGCAACGTAGTTATTGGACTGGATGAAGTCGCCGATTTTGGCATTGGTGATCGTGCCATCCTGAATAAACGCTGAACTGATAAAGACCTGTCCGTTTATCACCGCGAAAGGAGAATACTGGGTATCACCACTGCCACTCATTAGGACGAACTGGTTAGCGTTGAAACCAACCCGGGTGACTACCGGCTTCCCTGCCTCTGCAAGCACTGCAATAGACATCCCGGCGTTGTACATCACCCCGTTTATTCTCACGCCCGTTTTGAGGGTGTAGATTGCCGAAGCACCGGAGGCATCTACGACAGCTGTAAGCTTGTCTTCCAGGGAAGCGGTAACATCCTCAATCTGCGCCTGCACCTGCGTCGAAAGTTCGGCCATTGCCTTATCAACTTCAGCAATGGTCGTTTTAACCACCAGAATATCGGCACGCACTTCTCCGTATTGTGCCCACTGGTGCTCAACAGTTCCGTGGTTCGCCAGGGCGTTCTGCAGTATTCCCTCAATGTTGGTATCGATGTCACCAGTTAGGCGCTCTCCGTCTGCAGAGGTTAGGAAATCATCTGCGATATCGCCCAGATAATCATCGGCGTTATCGTTAGACATCCCCCTGATCCAGTCGGTATACCCGGACTCGTTACCCGTTCTGTCGACCAGCTGCGCGCGGTACCAGAATTCCTGCCCTGCTTTAAGGCCGAGCTGGGTGTATTCCGCAGATGGATAAGGCACGTCTGAGAGCAAGAGTGGATCAGAAAAGTCACTGTTGGCAGTGTACTGAATTTCCGTTTTTAGCGTATCGCCGGTGTTTGCCGGGAAACCCCAGTTAAGACGAATCCCCCAGTTAATGCCCGTGGCTGTGAATCCTACTGGCTTAGGCGGATTACCTACTTTGCCGGTCAGTGTCTTCTCTTCTGAATATCCCCACCCGGAAGAAATTTCAGCGGCATTAATTGCGCGCACGCGCACCAGGTAGCGCCCGGCATAAATCCCCGGGACGTCAAATGACGTGGTGGAGCTGCGAGGCATGTTCACCCAGTTTCCGTCGTTACGGCGCCACTGCCCCTCATAGGCGATAGCGTTCTGCGCCTGGTCCCAGCTCACGCGCATCGTTTCGACGCTGATATTCTGCTGAACAACAGAAAACGAGCTGATCACGATGTTAGCTGGCGGGGACTGGTTACCAGGAGGTATTACACTTATTGGCCGCTGGTCGATAATCGCGCCAGTATCGATACGGGCATATTTATCCGGATCGTGCCATGCGGCGGTGATCGAGAATGTGCCATTATCATTATCGCTTACGCTGACAACGCGATACTGCTGAGCGTAAAGCTCGTCAGATTCAACCACCCAAACAGCTTCAGCCTGTGGCGTCTCACTGTATGCCGTGGTGACTGTGACTGATTCACCGTTCACGGCCTGAATGGTCCTGCTCTGCGACGCTCCGGAAGGTAGGTTGAGAATAAGGCGATCGCCTGCTGCCGCATCTGCCACTCGGTCAAGTTTGATAACGCGACCGCTAACGGCGCTGATTCGGCCGCCCATAACCTTTCCGGAAAGCAGCTCGTCTGCCACGGCGATGATGTAGCCAGGCTGCGGAATGTTGCCGTCCAGCCCGACATCAAACGAAACAACGCGATCCTTGTTGTTGGTGAGAATACCCCAGCGCCCCTTACGGTTTGCTTCAGACTGCCTGGTACAGCCGATGGCAGTCATTTCCAGTTGATTAAAACCGTACCGCGCCACCAGCGCCTGCTCAAATACCGGCTCCATCGCGTCGGCGTAAGCATTACCGGGATCAGACCATGATACCAGCGCTGTGGTGTAGCGGCTTTTCGTGGTGCTGCTCGAATAGGTGAAGCGACCGCCAACAACGTTAGCGCGCGTGTAGCTGTAATCAACATCGCGCGGCATGTCAGCCAGGGCAACAATCTGATCCCCGCCCCAGTAGGTCATACCACGGAAGATAGCAGCAAAATCACGCAGGACTGTGTAGGCGTCATTCCGGTCCTGAATGTACACGTTACAGGTATAACGTGGTTCGGTACCGTTGCCCCCCTTGCCGTCTGGTACCATCTGATCGCAATACTGGGCAACCTGATACAGCGTCCATTTATCGATATTCGCAGCAGTCAAACGGTGACCGAGGCCGAACCGGTCAGAAACAACCAGATCGTAAAAAATCCACGCCGGATTATCCGTCCATGCCCACTTAAACGCACCGGTCCATGTCCCGCTGTACGTTCTTGTTTCGGGGTCATAGTTATCTGGCACACGAATAACACGCCCGCGAGGCTCGCAGGAGATCTGCGGGATAGAGCCGTTAAACTGGCTGGAATCGAATTCGATGTAGAGTAGCGCTGTGTTGGGATAGCGTAACTTGGCGTCAATCACCTCAGTGAAGCTCTGCAGCGTCATCGTGTCGCCGATCTTCGCGCTATTGGCATCGGCTGTAATTTTGCGCAGCCTGATGGTCCAGGTGCTGCCCGCCTGAGGTAAATCAATACGGTGGCTGCGTTCATAACCAGAGGTGGTTTTCCCGGTCACGCTGGTATTTAGCACCGTCTGCCAGGTGCCGCCATCTGTCTGCAGGTCAATTGCGTAGTTGACCGAATAGCCAACCAGATCGCCATTATCCTCCTGTTTGAAGAGAGAAGGCCATTTTAGACGCAGGCGAACAGCTGAAAGCTGCGTATTGGTGAACGTGCGCGTCCACGCTGTAGAGCTGGAAACTTCGGAACCTACATTGATTTCATTTTCGGTACCCGGGATCCCTTGAATATATTTTTGCGCCTGCGTTCCCGCGCGAAACTCCCACGTCACGCCGCTGAAGTTTTGGGAGCCGTCAGCATTCTCCAGGGCCGTTCCGTCCAGGTAGATATCTTTTCCGGTTAGCTGCCCTGCAAACTCCCCTTCCCCAAGCGCAACAAGGATTTTTGCCTTCGCTACAGATTGCAGATCATCAGGCTGTTCGGTAGGGGTTCGTGAACTTGAGCTGCCGCCCTTGCGGCCCTTTAACACTTTATCTGTAGCCATATTGCGCCCATAAAAAAAGCCACCCGAAGGTGGCCAGAAAAAAGTTAGTTATCTACTGCTGATCTTCGACATAAATTCCGGCAGAAATAATCGCTCCGCCTATCCGCCGGCGGCCATACAGGAGCGGTACCGGACAGCCTTGCGCCGCGGTGTTTGTTACACCACCGAATGCGTATGATGCACGGTTATCTGCGCTTTGTTTGCTGGCTAATCCGGTTGGTTGGGGTGATAGCATCTGGACGACGCCACCAAGGATCAGAGCTCCACCAGCCTGATAGAAAAATGGTGAAGCTCCAGCAAATGGCGTGAAATTTAATACCACCCCAACGGCCACCAATACAGCACCTAAAATAGTTTGTAATACACCTGCTTTTTTACTTCCAATCGGCACTGGAACAATTCTTATAACCTCACCACTGACAGGAAATCCTAATTCATCAACGCCAATATTTTTCTTCCCGCGAAAAACCGCATAAGAAAGCCCTCTTTGCTTACTTGTATTCATGAATTTTTCGAAACCATTAATCGTAGCAGATAAGGCTTTGCAAGCTTCTTTGGTTGTGCTTATTGAGCGATGATGTGTTTTACCAAAAGTCTTTCCCAGAACGCCGCCAAGTTCAATGCGAGTCATTACATCTGACATGAATCACCCCAATAAAAAAGCCACCCAAAGGTGGCCTTTTCCTGTTAAATATCAACTCTAATTTATCGACATCGGGAGTATATCTACATTCCCACTTTGATCGATAAATATCCTTAAAACTCGAGGAGTGTTTTCTTTTATTGAAAACTCCCGTTCTTTTTTAGGTGCACCATTACATAGGCCTTTACCGGCAAACCCAGCCCCAATCAATACATCGCCAGGGTTTAAGTACGCAGTGACTTTTTCACCTGTATCAAGTTCAGCCAAATATTTACCATTGATATAGGTTGTTATAGCGCATCCACCAGCAACGAAACCTTTATCGCGAATGATAGTTACGGCAGTTGTGTTTGTTGACTGTTGAAATTCTTTCGGTGCTGACACTTCTTTTGCATACTGCGGGAGAACTGGCTCAGTCGAACAACCAGCCAAAATTAACAACGAAAATGCCAATAATGATTTTTTCATATCCCTATCCCCTTTGGTTTTGCAAAAGGTTAGCACAGAGATTTGTAACGTAGAATCTTCATCGTCCTTTCCTGCCAATAGCCACCATACGGCACGCGCTGGCTCAGATGTCCGTACAGGTGGTGCAGCAGCATATTTCCCTCCAGCAGAATTCCCGCGTGGTTCCACTTATCAGCCTGGACCTGCATGATCACCATATCGCCGGGTTTCGGTGGCCCGTCGAATTCCCGGAAACCGCACTCATACCAGCAATCCTGATAGAAGTTGTCCGGATAGTCGTTTTCCCACCAGGGATAATCGACGCGGTAATCATGGAGTTCGATGCCATGCGTTTGCCGGAAATAGCTCATTACCAGCCCCCAGCAGTCGAAGTGTCCAAGCACAAACGGACGCTCCAGCAGCGGCAGTTCTCCGCGCGGCTGGATGGTGCGTAAATCCCCCTCCGGCCAGCTCACAATATGCCAGGGTAAAAGCGTTGCGTCGCATTGCGCTTTATCCAGTTCGCTCGGTTGCGTTGTGGCGTCAGGGTGACTGTGAACGATGGCGATCACCGTTCCCCAGTCCTCAGCAGCTGCGTAGTCTTCGGGGCAAAGGACAAAATTGTCCTCCGGCGCCGCGGCAAGATTCCGGCACGGGAAATAACGTTCAACGCGGCTTTTCTGCGCCACCACGCCGCAACACTCAAGAGGATATTCAGCTGCAGCATGCGCCATAATCGCATCGATGGTTTTCTGACGCATATCAACTCCTGATCAAAGACGTGCCCGGGAAGCCACCAAACGAGAGTTCGTTATTTTCGCCGAATCGGAGTTTGCAGGCCGTCAGCGTGCCATTGCATTCATCCAGCGACGGATCGCTTACCGGGTTGTTGTTTTTATCGAAATAGCGGGTGCCGGCATAGTCGCAGCCGTCGCCGGTACGATATTTATTCCGGATGCACCAGGTACACAGGGAATGAAGCTGTCGCGTCGGGATCATTTGCCCCTGCAGGTCCATCGGGCTGGACAGAACAAATTCAACGGTTTCACCGGCAAGCTCGCCAGTTTTCCCGTCGATATACCAGACCTGCAGCTTTTCCTGAGTCGGGTCTGCTGTGGGGTTGCCGTCCGCGAAATTTCTGGCATCGAGATATTTCTCTTTTGTGTCGTGAATAGTGACTTTCGCCTGCAGCAGATCGTCATACGCAAGACACAGGGCAGAAATAGAGCTTTCGATGTTCGCAACCGTCAGTGATGGCGTTGCATTGCTCCCACTGGTTGATTTTTCCAGGCCTTCCAGCTGATACGGCCAGGCGGCGTATTCATTTCCCTGCCACCAGATTGGTTTCGCCGGAAGCTTGGACTCATCCCCACCAGCGGCGATGATTTCTGCTTCCGTGTGGGGAATGCGGTAATTGTGAAAGCGGAGAACGTCCGTTAGCCCAAAGGAAGAACCGTCCACCTCAATCAGACGAACATCGTTTCCGGATTCAAGCTTCTGATAGTCAGCGTTTAAGCTCATGGTTTAAATGCCTGGATGAATGTTGCTTCAAGGTTGAATTTCCCCGCGCCCAGCCCGGTGGGTTTATAAGTTTCGCAACGATACAAACCCAAAGGCTCGAGCGTCGGCTTCCACTGAAAGGCTTTCGTTCCTTCATGCCTGTCGAGAAAAGACTTAATGGCAGAAATGTAGGTTTCGTTGCCAGTGAAGTTAAGCGTCCACTGCTGAGTTCTGGTGTTCAATCCATCCCCTGAAACCTGCTCATATCCATCGCCAAACTGGGCTTTCCTGACGCGGAAACTTGTATCAGCCTCCGCGTTAATCCGTGGGCACCAGGTGAAAGTTTCAATGGCCATAATTATCGGGTTCCTTTCATTGCGTTCCAGATGTCGCCGCCGGGACGAATGTCACGCATCACATTCTGCTTATAACGTCGATCAACAAATTCCCCGACCTCGGCACCAAATTGCTCAAGGCCTGGCGAGGCCTGTGTTTGAGTGTTGCCGTTGCCATCGATGGTGATATAAACCTGTGGCGCCGAAGATACAGACTGACCTCCGCCACCTCCGACCGCACGAACGCCCAGCGAACCATCAGCGGCGCGCGTAAGCGGCATAATGGCTTCCGGACCAGCCTCGGCAAAAACCCCTGCGCCTTTGGCAAAAGCAAACAGCTGAGGCGTCTGAAAAACGCCATTGCTGTAAGCGCTCAGGGACGGAGAGTCGTAAACATTACCCTTCGCATTAAATGTGAAGTTCGCGCCAGCATTCTGAATAGCGGTACCGCTGCTGGCGGTTGCGGCTGACGAGGCACCAAAACTGAACAGTGATCCAATTGAGCTGACGCCATTAGCAACAGCCATGTTCACCAGAACGTTCTGGATAATCTTCAGTACGCTCACGCCCCAGTCCTTCCAGCTGTCAACGTTGCCATTGAGCATGTCGGTGATCGTGGTGACCGCGCCACCCATGGCCTGCTTCATGCCGTCAGCGGCCATGGAAGAATAATCAGTGGCTTCGTCCACCCAGTTCGCATAACCCTCAGACAGTCCCGTCATCCAGTCGTCACGCTGAGCATCAGAAGCTGCGTAATATCCCTCCTGGTCGCGCAGGCGCTCTTCGAGGTAACGCTTATTAAGTGCCAGCCCCTGCTGATAGAACGTCTCGTCGATTTCACCAGCCTGACGCTGGCGGAGAAGATCGGTATTCTTCTGCTCAAACTCCTTACGCAGATTGAACTGCTCCTGAAGTCTTTCACGGAACCTGGTTCCCTGCCCATAGCCCAGCAGTTGCGCTTCATTGGCTGCGCGGGCGCTGACGTTACTGTCAGCAAGGTTGGCTTCGTAATTTCGCAGTTGCTCACGCAATTTAACCTGGTCAATGAGCGCAGCATTCTGCAATACCGTCTTTTTCTGGGCTTCTGTCAGAGAAGCAAGCTCGCCCTGGCTGACCTGGTATTTAACCTTCGCCAGTTCAGTATTCTGGCCTTGCAGGGCAATCTGCTCTTTTTGCTGCTTGATAAGGCGCTTATACACATCCTCGGTTTTCTCGCCTTCGGTTTTACCACCCTTCGCCTTAGGTTTGTTGGCCTCATTATTCCGCCATTCAGCAAGACCGTTATTAATCAACTCCTGACGGCCTGTCTGGAATTGCGGATCACTGGTTAACCCCAGGTCATCGGCTGCATAACTCAGACGCAGGCGCTCTTTGGCCTCACCCTTCAGGCGTGACAACTCAAGATCCCGACGGCTCTTTTCGAGGGCATCGGTTTGCTTTTTGTCGAGGTCGGCCTGAGGAAGTCTGAGAGGGACGTTCGCCAGCCCTTGCCGGGCCATTAATAGCTGATTTCCCAGCCCCAGCAGACGGTTAAATTCAGTATGCTGACCATTCATCATGATCATCGACTGATATACCGCATTCTGTCGCCAGGCTTGTTCGCGTATTAAATCATTGCGACGTCGCTCAATTTCTTCGAGAGCCTGCTGTATGCCGCGAGATTTATCTCGCATGTCATTTAATTTTCCCTCTTCAACAGCAAGTTGATCCGTAACGATAGCTATCGCTCTCAGTATATTTGCATCGTTCTCGCTGGTAATGCCCGGTTTTCCACGCGATGCATTCAAATCGTCGATCTGGTTCTTCAGCTCACCAACCTTTTTGGCTTGCTCATCAACCAAACGATTTTGCTCTACCAGAGCACCAACAGTTCTCCCCCTATTGTCGTCTGTTTCAGACAAAGACATGCGGGAAGTTTTTTCTCGTATTTCGTCGATTTGACTGGCGTATTCCTGGGCAGAGCGACGTGCCTGCTCCTGGTTTTGATACATCGCATACCAGGCTCCTGCTCCCAGCATCACCAGACCCGGCACGCCGCCAATCAGGCCAAGCGCACCACTCATCAGGCGAGTGCCGACAGATGTTACGCTATTGAGATTGCTTTGAGTCGAAACACGATTTGAGATGTTACGGTTTAAAGCAGCCTGAGCGGCAGCCAGACGCCTTTCAGCGACAGCCTGAGCGTCGGCATTTTTAGCTGCTACCAGCCCTGCCTGCGCGCGTTCAAGTGCTGTTCTGGCTCGCACCTTTTCCGTAGCTGTACCACTGGCAAGAGCGGTAGTCAGTCTGGTATGGGCCGCAGTGACTTTTGCTTCAGCCGCCGCGACCTTTTCTTGCTGAGCCGCCTGAACATCTGCACTTCTTGAACTCTGTACTGCTTGCTGAGCCCGATAAACTTCAGCCCTGGAAGCCGCAACAGCAGACTGCGCCGCTTTATCCTGCGCGACTGCAAGGGCAACCTCTGATTTCGCAGCTGAAATTAGCGCACCTGTTGCACTCGTGGCACTGGTTACAACTCCGCTTAGGTAGCGTGCCAGTCCCACGCCAACAAGCGCCCCAGCGACTGTTGTAATTGTTGACATATTGTCAGCAACGTCACTAAGCGCGCCGCTCACTGCTGATGAAGTAAAAGAATCAAGCGTCTGGGCAACATTACCCAATCCGCCAGACAACGCATCAGTAGCACCGGTTGCCTGGTTTACACCGCCCACCCAGGCCATGAATGAGTTAGTTACTTTTTGAAGGGATCCGGAAACCGTTTGTGGCATGCTGGCAAATTCGCCCTGCAATGCTCCTAACTGGCTCATTAAAGCTGGGACAACCTTATCGATCGTAAGCTGTCCCTGGTCAGCCATGCTCTTGAGGTCTTTACGGGCTACACCCATTCCCGCAGCCAGAGCGCGGATTACCCGATCACCGGCTTCGTTAACGGCATTAAATTCTTCACCACGAAGAACGCCTTGTGCGAGCGCCTGGCTGAACTGAGTAATAACAGAGCTCGCCTCCTGAGTGTTAGCCCCGGAAAGTTTGAGGCCGGTAGAGACAGCTTCGGTAATTTTCAGAACTTCGTCAGAGCTATAACCGTACTCGCGCATTGAGGCTGCTGCACGGGAAAAAAGGTTTGCGTTATCTGAAAATGCCGTGCCGGTTCTTTGGCTGATTTCCATTAACTGACGCTGTGAAGCGGCAAAATCATCAGCAGAAGATGATGCCTGTTTAAGACGAGCGTTTACGGAGTTCCACTCATCAGCAATCTGCACAATTTTACCCGTTGCAAAAGCTGCCGTAGCTGCGGCAGCAGCCCTTCCAGCAGATGCAAATCCGGCAGTCAAATCAGAGAGCTCCCTTTCGCTCTCTCTGGCAGCAGCAGCGGCCTGCCGACCGCCATTCTGCATGGTGCGGTAATAATCCTGCCCCATTCGTGAGGCGCGGGAAATTTCCGTCTGGAAAGATTGAGAATTGGCGGAAATTTTGATTATTAATTCGCGTAAGGTTGCCATTTATCCAAACTCCAGACGTAAAAAAACCGCCGAAGCGGTTTTATTTTTATTGTTTCCAGACCTTTTGCCTGGCTTCTTCAAGGTATTCTTCATCGGTTTTAGCCGGAGGTGATTCGGCCATCAAATCACTGCCACAATGTTTACATTTAATGGCTGCGTTTTTGATTATTTCCGCACAGAACGGACACTTTTTCATACCCTCATTTTCAATTAAGTCTTTTTCTTCAGCTGCAACATCTTTCTTAATTACCAGCGAGTGTACAAAGGCAATAATAAACAGCAATGCACCATAAACCCACCAAGCAAAGAAAGAGCGGCCTTTGCTTTGAGCTATTAAGGCTGGAACTAAGCCTATTACAATTGAAACAAGTAAAATTTCCATTTTCTATCCCCAGAATTATTAGTAGCTAAAATCCTAATGTTTTCTGGGTAAAAAGTCACTGAGTTGCAGCTGTAAGTGCAGCCTCAAGCCCTGCAAACGGGTCCTTCGGTTCTGATTGCTCATCGCCACCCCAGCGCAGGATCGCATCGTCCAGCGGTACTTTTGCCCCCTGCGAGCCGTAGATGGCAGAGACGAGCTGGGCGGCCTGAATGTCACCGCGAATATCGCCAACCGGACTTTGCCTATCGTACTCAATCCACATCAGAAGCTCGCTTGCCGTCATATTCTGACGAAGCTCTGAGAGCGTGCGCCCCATCCGGAGCGCAAGCGACATCAGAAACTTTACGCCGGGGGTTGAGACTTTTCCCGCGCTTCGTCCGCGTTGTTGATCAGGTCAAGCGCCTGCTTGAGCAGGCGTGAATGGACGGGGCCGTAGATTTCACGCACCTGCTCTTCTTCGTCTACGCTGAATACCGGTTGCTTATCGGTGTCGCACAGGACGTCAATGAAGAGCACCACGTCAGCGCAAAGATTACGGTGTGCCTTTTCCGATACCGACACATTTTCATCATCAGCACCCGCTTTCACCACCTCCTGCCAGCGCAGCCAGGCTTCTCCAGACGGCTCACGGAGAACCACTTTGACGCCTTCCCACTCAGGAACGGCGACCGTCTTATGACGAAATCCCGACATCTTAGCCAGGGCGAGATTTTTAATATTCTTCATGCGACCTCTCAGGAGCCAGACTCGATGTTTTCAGGCTTACCTTTCAGGCGCAGGGAGAACGTTGCCGCCACTACGCCGTTGGTACCTGAAGACCAGGTGTGCTGGCGGATTTCAGCCAGGAACTTAAAGCCCTTGCCGGACGGGAAGATAACCTGGAAAGCGTAGGTCGTATCGTTGTCATAGGCCTCACGCAAGGCGTCCTGCGCCGGATTCTTGTAGAAGTTGCCGGACAGAGAGATTTCTGATGGAGAAGGCAGGCCGTTGATGTTCTCCTGCTCGGTAGAGCAAAGTGTTGTTACGTCGATATCCTGCTTCTGACCACCGGTGAACTGAATTTCTTTGATGGTGCAACTCAGATCGAGGAAGGTTGCGGAATCCATCGTTTCTTTGGTGGCTGGCAGGGAGGAAATAAGGATCTTCGTCAGCTGCGATTTTTCATAAAGTGCAGACATAGCTGTCTCCTGGAAAAAGAAAACCCGCCATCAGGCGGGTTCGTTGGGTGAATTAATTGTCAGGGGGTAACTTTAAAATCCAGGGTGGCACGGTAGAGCCGATAATCTGGCTCGTACCCGGGGATTTTTACCACCTCTGTAGGGGTTAACGGCTCAAGCGAAGCGAGCACCAAATCTCTCAGGGATCGTGATTCAGCGATCGAAGTGGAATACACATCGACCTGAACGGAAACCCTGCTCTCTGCCTGGCCACACAGTACGTCAGCGGAAACATCATCGACGATGGAAAAGATAATCCAGGGTGGAGAGACAGACGGTTTCCCGTCACTACCTAATGGCGCAACATAGGGGTATACCCGTCCTTCTGCCAGGGAAGAAAGCAAGGCGTAGATATTATCTTCATTCACTTGCTCAATACCTCATCAATAGCCTGATTCATCCTGGCAATGGCGACGCTGGCGGCCTCTTCCTCGCGAGTATCGTAAGCGGGTCGCACAAACGGATGTGCAGGCATGTTCGCGGTGCCCAGCTCAACGAATCGCCAGTAAAAGGCGTTTCTCGGGTTATTCGCCTTCATCGTGTTATCGCTGTTCCCGGTGCGCGGGTTAACACCACGAATGTGGACACCAGAAGAAATTTCCCCGCGGCGTCGGCTTTTTTGGGTCACCACCACCACGTTTTTTTTCAGTTTCCCGGTACGCACCGGCGCGCGGGCGATCACTTCTTCCTTAAGCACTTCGGCGCCAGCGCGCGTGGCGTCACGCAGAACCTTGTTGTTTTCAGCTCGGCTAAGCGCCTCCAGATCCTTTGCGATATCATTTAACCCGGAAAAATCGAGGCTCGTCTCAATCATTTTTCAGCTCCCAGCTTGCACAATATCTCCAGGCGTTCCCCCTTTTCATCGGGTATGGGCGGGCCTATAACGTTAAGGGTTTTGCCTCGGTATGGCCCACTCTGAACCTTTAGCCTAGATGCCGCTGTTATAGTTTCTCCAGATTTTCCGCGAACCCATACCCTGACATCAGCCTGAGCAATTTCGGCACCGGCCGCCATTAATTCTCTTCCGCTCCGGCCTCTGATATCTGCGCGGATGGTTTCACCATCTACCCATGTTTCTACAGGCTGGCCTGATTCGTCACGAATATGTACTGGGTTTTGTATCACAATAATTTGTATGAGCTTACCAGCGGATATAGCCATGAATGCCCTCAAATAATTGTTGGAAGACGAAGGTCATGAATTAAAAACGACACAGAAAATGGAAGCTCCCCATGCAGTAAATCTTCCTTGTCAGCCAGATCAGGGTTTCGGTAAAGCAAGCCCACCAGGCGCATCGTAGCAGCCTTCATCCGGCTTAGCGCTTCACCTTCTATTAACTTTCCTGTCTCATCAACGACCTTGTCACGGCTTCCCTGTATAAAAGCCAGTAACACAGAACTGGCTTCCTGAATTTTTTCCTTAAGAGGCCCGTCGTCAGCATCATGATCAATGTGCAGGTGATCCTTAATTTCCTTCAGGGTTACAAGTTCAATCACGTTTTATCCCTCCCGTCGCGGCCACGCTTGGCAGCCAGGGTCCAGCCTTTCGAACCTGCCTCCCCCGGCTTGTCCTGGGTCTGCTCGTCGCAGTGCCAGAGCGAACCGCCCCATGTAACCGTGTCGCCAGGCAGATATTCCTGACCGGATTTGAATACCCCCTGATAAATCATCACAGGTACGTCAAAGGATTTGGTTTCGCTGGCGCCACTGGTGCGGTTAACCGTCAGGGTGAAGCTACGCTGCTCAGATTGCTGAATATCAATACCTGCCACACCATCAACAAGACACTCCCAGCCACGCATACCATGGGTTTTCTCGTAAGCGCGCCAAAGTCCGCCGTTATGCGTTGCATAGCTGCCACGCGGGTAACTTTTCGCCTCATCAATGAAAGGTAGAATTTCCAGCGACAGGGCGTCCCGGCCATCTTTACCATCCTTACCCGGTTCTGCGGCTGGCATTGCGGCTACCGCCTCACTGACAGCTTCTTCAACTGCCTGTTTAAGCGTGGCGGGATCAAAGTCTTTACCATCCTTCGGGGCAGGAATCTCTGCGACGGCCTGACTGACCAGTTCCTGTAAAACAGGTGTGACATCATCGACCGTGACACTTTTACCGTCACGCGGTGTCGGGATAGCAGCTACCGCCTCGCTGACCATGGCTGCAATATCCGGCAGTTCCGGCGCTGCCGGGGATGGTAAATCAGCAATTGCCGCCTTCACCATGCTCTCGACGTCGGGGGTGGGCGCATTACTGATTTCTTCAACCTGCTTTGCGAGTCTGGATAGCTTTTCTTCATACTCCTCTCGCTGCGCCTGAAGGTTTTTACTGAAGCTGTCACGCATTTCAGCGAGAACCTGTCCAAACTCCTCGCCCAGCACCTTTATCAGGGATAGTTCGCGCTCATTCATTTGGTAAGAAATCCTCTGATCATGGCTTTAGCCGCCGATTGCTCTGCGTCGGTTAAAGCCTTTCCTTCATTCGCGGGGGCTGACGACTGTGACGAACTGATTTTACCGAAGGGATCATCCGAAGCATCACGGCGCGCCAGCGCCTCAAGGCTGAAGTTCTGCTGCTGAAGGTAAAGAGAATCACCGCCAGCCAGCGGAGGCAGGTTCTCACTTTTCCGCGCTTCGTTTGGTGTGAGGATGGTATTTTTCACCCCTTCACCCAGGGATTTGATGCGGCGTTCGCTGTCCATGCGCAGCAGCGCATTAACGTCAAACTCAGTTCCCATATCTCCCTCTAGTTCAAAGGCTTCATCCAGCAGCAATTCGATGGACTCAATCAGGGACTGAAGGCACTGGGAGTAATACTGCTGATCCTGCGCCTCAATGTTGTCATGCGTCGGCAGTTCACCGATGCCGACCTTGTAAGCCGGCACATGAAACACGGAACAGACAATCTGCGCAGTCATGCGGAGCTGTTCGACAGTCTGCGCATCTGCAGCTGAGACCGTCCTGGGAACATATTTAGCACCATTACTCAGAATGGCAGTTTTACCCGCATTTTCCCCGGTATACCCGGTGTCCCAGTTTTCTTTAATCTTCCTGGCGTTCTCTTCTGTAATCGAGCCCGGAACCTCGATAACACCGCTGGGTTTCCCGCCATTGCGGAAAAAGTACGCTGAGCTTTCCTGAATATGGTGACCCTGCATTGCAGCCAGACCTGCAGCATAAATCGGGGAAAGACCAATAAGGGGATGGAACAGGCAGTTGAACCGATCGTGAATAACCTCTCGTGCCGGTACTGTCACAGTTGAACCAATGCCCGCCATGTTATCCGGGTTTATCTGGTAGAAGACAGAGCCATCATCAGCTACCAGCGGCGTAACCTTGTTCCAGTCCAGCAGCCTTAGCTCAGTTATCTCACCGCGATTGTTCCGGATCTTAAGCGCAACGGTATTACCTTCGCACAGCTTGGAATTCAGCCAGTGCTCAAAGAACTGGATGCGGTTCTGAAAGGCATTCGGTCTGGAATACAGTGCAGCTATCTTTCCGGTCTTAATTACCTTCCTGACGCCATTTGAATCCAGTTTCATCAGGCGTGGAGGCATTTTAGCGATATCACTTGCGATCAGAGATATACAGGAGAACACAGCATAATAGGAGAGAACTGTTTTGGGCTTAATTTCCATATTCTGCTGCCATGCCCCCGCGTAGGGCTCATGGACATAACTGATCATCGGCGTCCAGCCGCCACGGCTGACAGGCTGCTGCAGGCTTTTAGTTTGCCCCTCTTTTCTTCGGAAAGGATTCCACATTAGCCGTTCTCCGCTTTGCGCTTGTTCTTCCTCACCCCGGTAGTTACCTCGGTGAAATATTCAGCCTTACCGAGCAGCACCAGCACCCTTGCGCACCGATCGTCAACGGCCTTTATGTCTCCCGCAATTGAGTCATGGGTGCGTTGCAGATATCTGATTTTTGCCATGTTACTGGCGGGGATTCCCCCGCCCTCCTTCGGTAATTAGCTGCCTGCGCCAGCGCCGTAGTTGACGCCGGAAATCACCGCTACTGCGGCAGTACGGCGACGCTTCCAGTTGATCCAGCGCTCGGCACGAATAGCCACGCTGTTCGTCTGGAACATGGAAACCAGCTCGGTACCAGTTGGTGTAATGCTGTCACCAGCCGGATCGCTTTCCATTTCCAGAGACGCTTCGCGGGACATATCGACCGCCACGCCACCATCATCAGCGAGGTAGATATCCGGTGCGTTTACCAGCACCAGCTGGTTGCCAACGTACTGAGAGACAATCACTGGAAGGCCCTGGAAAGTACCGCCCAGCAGGGTCATTTCCGGGTACTCCTTCTGGCCAAGCGCATTCTTGCGCATGGACAGTGCCAGTGCCGTAGTGCTGGACATCAGCCAGACAGCACCGTTCGGCTGAAGGTTGGCCGCAACAAACACGCCAAATGCCGCAGCCGCGTCGTCATCCGGGTTTCCGGTAGACGGGACGGCGGTAATCCCGTTGGTAATGGACGCCGGAGAGACGTTGGCAACCTCAGCTTTTGATGGGCTGATGAAGTCCGTATCAAGACGGGCAATGACCGCTTCTGCCAGCGCATTACGCACCAGTGCATCAGCTGCCGGATTAGAGAATCGGATCAGCTCATCGGTCAGCACAGCGATGGCTGCCACCTTGGCAAAGCTGAACGTGATTGACTCAAAGTCGAATTTGGTCAGCGGCTTGGCCTTACCCTGCCCAACCCAGTTGGCTGATCCGCCAGAAGTCTGTGCAGGGATACGGATATTGAATGGCACCTTACGCAGGGAAGGAATATTCCCCTGACCAAAACGACCAATGATGGTCTGCGGTCGCAGGTACTCAACAAAATCATTTGCATACTCCTGGTATTCAACCAGCGCGCCAGCCCACTGAGGATCGGTCGTTGTGCCGGCACCAACAGCGGCTTTCAGCACATGGTGAAGTTTCGCATCATCCGGGTACTGCTTACGTGCAATTTCCAGCGCTTCAGAACGGCTGCCATTTGCAGCCGCCAGTGCCTTGGCAAAACGGGCAAAGGCGATGCCTTTCTCCAGATTTTGCTCAACGCGAATGATCCCCGGTGCGTTTGCTTTAACTGTGGTGACTTCGCCACTGGCAGCTTTAGATACCGGTTTTGCAGTCGATGCCAGATTGCTTTCCATGTCGCGCAGTCGCTTGAGGTGCGCATCAACGGATTTAATTTCTGCGGACGTGTTGTCGTAGCTCTCTTCTTCTTCAGCGTCCAGGGTGCGTCCCTCTTCAGCCGCCTTTGACATCACTTCATCGAGTGATGCGGCCAGCGCTGCACGCTTCGCTTCAAAGCTCTTGATTTGTTCTGCGATATTCATCGAATTGTTTCCTTTTTTGGTTTTGGATGCTGTAGCGCCAGCGGTTTTAGAGGTTTTCAGTACCGGTTTCTCATTGCCTGACGCGGCGAGAAACTGGCGATCGAAAGATTTAACGGTCTGGATGGAGCATTCGGCATTGGCCGGAATGGTCACCGCCGAGACCTCAAGCAGGTCCCAGGACAAAAAGCGAATACCGCCTTCATCCAGGAAGGAATACTCAATTGGGCGGAACCCAATCGACAGGCCGCGTACCAGCCCCGCCTTAATCGAAGCCCACGCTTCATCAAGACGTGCGATCAGCTGTGATGGCATGTCAGGGGTTGGTTTCACGAGCTTTGCTGTGATCTGCAACCCCTCTTTCACCATTTTTGGGGTGCAAGTGCCAATAGGCTGAGAGCGGTCGTGCTGCCAGAGGAACGGCGTGTCGCTGCGGAATTTCGCCCCCTCCGGCTCCATGATGTCACCGTCACGATCGGGAGAAGGCGTTGAGGCGATGCCGGTGATAATCCGTTCATCCTCATTTACCGACTTCACCGTCATGAGGGTGCAGGCGCGTTTAAGCGTCATTTGCTGTCCTCCAGAAATGAAAAAACCCGCATGCGCGGGTCATTAACTGACGTGTGTGTTAAACGAAAAATATCTGGTAGTCTTTTTTGACCGGTTCGGGGTTGAGCGCCATTAACGTAACGGCGTTGAATGTGGCCATCAGGGGGTCTATTTTCCCCTTACCGCTGGCCTGTTTGGTGATCAGTATGGCATTGCCTTTCGGCTCAACCCTTGCATTACTCACACACCAGGCCATAAGAGGTTGACCGCCATGAAGCAGAACACCTTCAGCCAGCTTGCGCTCGGTGGTCTTAATGGCTCCGCCGAGTTTCCAGCCCTGACTGACCCCGGTCACAACTTCTTCAGGAATACCTGCCTCGCTGAGCGCATCAAGAATTTGCCCGACCTCAGAAGGGTCAATACCGATTTTATCCAGCAACTCGGCTTCATAAATCCGGCTGACATACTCTGCAACCTGCTCAACATCCTCACCTACCCGCTTAACGATCGTCAGATCACCGGCTTTCTCAAAATCCTTTAATTTTGAGATTTCACTCTTGCGTCTTTCCAGTGCAATGGTGTGCGCCCAGGCATGACACCAGCACAACCACTCGCGAGTTTCGCGATCGCGCCCGACTACAGACAGGCCGAGAAGGTCATCAAGACCACCACCATCAATACCGACGGTGATCACTTCAGAGCGGCGAAGAATATCGTCAAAAGTGACGCGTCTTGCCTGCTGCTCCCAGAAATCGGCCCCGGCCCATCGGTCGGCGCGCAGCGCGAGCCCGATTTCAACGTTGGCATGTTTGGACATAAAGCCGCGGAAGTCTTCTTCCCCGGCTTCTTTAGCCTTGTTGTACTCGCGGTAAAGAAACTGTTCGTCAACGGAGTAACCCAGGTTTGGGTTAACCATCGCGAGGTTGTCCAGAAGAAGATGCTCACCACTGGCAACCATCTCCGGCGGATGCTCAAATATCACGGGAAGAAAGTGCGGATCGTGAATTTTCCCGTCGCGAACGTCGCGGGCATACTGCAGCTTCTTCTTGAATACACCTGCCGGCGGCTCGTTGGACTGTGTTGTTGTATACATCACAAAACCTTCCGGTCGTGATGCCATGCCACCCACCGCCTCACGCAGCATGTCTTCTGAGTTGTGCTGCTTACCGAAAAGCCACAGTTCGTCAATGAGCGTGCCGACAGATTTAATCCCCGAAACGGTGTTTGGGTCGGCAGCCACCACCTTAAGGGTCGTATCCGTACCCCTGTGGGTGATGGTCCTGATGTGCGTCTGCACCTGGCAGAGGTCATCCAGATCATCATCCCGCTTTACCATGTCACGCGCCGGGTTAAAGGCGTTTGTCGCCACCTCTACGGTCGGGGCGATGATGGTGTACCCGGCAGCCTGACGCCAGTTAAGCAGCAACGCCGTCATCATGATCCCGGCGGCCAGCGTAGACTTGGAGTTTTTTTTGGGGATGAGCACAAACACTTCTGTAATGTGCCTGCGGCCAGTTTCGGCATCATACGAGCCGAACAGCGCTGCAACGAGATCGAAAACCCACTGCGCGCAGGATTCACCGAACGTTGGCGATCCTGGAGCATCAACGATTTTCAGTTGCCTGAAAACGTTCAGAGCTATTTCAGCCTGCTCCGGGTAAATCGGTGCAGGAATAATAGACTGGCCTTTCTTCAGGCGCTCCGCCCAGTCAGGGCAGGCAGTTGTCCACTCTGGCATCATGTATTCCCGCGATTATTAACCACCAGTTTCGGCGGTTGCTGAATGGCAAACTTATTGGCCGCTTTTTTGGCAGCCTCAGCTTTTGCATCCTTCTTACCGCCCTCTCCTTTCTTCTGATGCATATAAGGCAGCATGGCCTTCGCAGCATCTTTCCTGGTTTCGATTTCGTAACCAACATTGTTCATAACCGATTTCAGGAAGTCGAGAGGGTCTTCATACTCACCGGCGGACGATGCCGCAGGAAGTCGTTTTTCTTCAAGCGTGTTTACTGCTGGGGTATAAACATTTCTGCGATACGCAGGTTCGTCATCCACCTCAACTCTTTCTCGTTTTTTTCGCTCAATAAACGCGATGACCTCCGGGTCTTTAGCAAGCTGCGACCCCTTGGAACGCGCGGATTTTTCAGAATACCCCGCCTTTACTGCCGCATCTTTCTGGGACATCCCGGACATCAGCGCGAGAGCATACTTTCGCTTCTGCGCTGTTAACATGTTTACACCCTCCAGAGGGGGATTTTTTCTACGAATGAGAGATCGGAAGAGCGTCGTGTAGGGAAAGAGTG